TTCTATTTCCTACAGATTATATGGAAATACGTAATATGAAAGATGCTACGTACAAACCTGAGTGGATAGTGTGGCGTGAGAGTGTGCGTGACACCGCTAGTATGGCACTAGTTGCTATTGGCACTGCATCCACTGTAGAAGAGGTGCAAACTGCTATTAAAGTAGTGTGGCCTAACAATCCTGATTATGTTGAATTAGTAAGCACTACTCCAGTGTTTGAAGGTGCGGAAGAGATTCCGCAATGAGTGAGAGTGCTAAACACTGGATAGATTGGGCTGCTGTAGGTACTGCCTTTGGTACTGTAGCAGGGTGGCTTCCTCAAGTTGCTGCGTTGGCCTCGTTAGTGTGGACAATCATGCGTATTGTAGAAATGGTAAAAGGTAAATCTATTAGTGAGATGTTAAAATAATGCCAGCTAAAAAATATCAAAATCCTAATGGTGGACTTAATAAAGCAGGACGAGAGTATTACAAACGCAAAGAGGGTAGTAATCTAAAAGCTCCTGTTAAGTCTGGTACAAATCCACGTAGAGTGTCATTTGCCGCTAGATTTGCCGGTATGGATGGCCCGTTAAAAGATGAGAAGGGTAGACCCACTCGTCTTAAGAAAGCTCTAGAAGCATGGGGGTTTTCTAATAAGGCAGAAGCTAGGGCGTTTGCTAATAGGAATAAAAAAAAGAAATGAGTGATCCCGTAACAATTGGTGCAGCTTTTGCTGTTGCAAAAACCAGTGTAGCTTTTGTCAAAGAGGCTATTGGTGTAGGCCATCAAATTAAAGATTGTTACGATGATTTAAGTAAGTTTTTTAAAGCACAGGGACAGATAGAGAAAGCTGCTAAAGAAGCAGAAATTGCTAAAGCTCTACCAAAACCTACTGACCCTAAAGAAGCAGCAGTGCATGAAAGTGCTCTCTCACAAGCGTTTACACTGGTTATGCATCGTAAACAAATGCGAGAGTTTGAGCGAGAGCTAAAAGATATGTTTATGATGCAGGGTGAGATGGAATTGTATGAAGAACTCTGCGCTGAGAGAAATAGAATAGCTGGTGAACAAGATCAAGAGGCTAGAGAGAAACTTCGCAAAGCTCGTCTTGCTAAAGACATTGCAGAACGTAAAAAGAAAGAACGTGAAGATTTATTTACCGTTGTAGGAGTGTTTACAGTGGTAGGCATTGGAATGATATTAGTATTCACTAGCATCTATTACATGAGGTAGTTATGTTTCCATTGACAGCAATATTAGACATTGGTAGTAAATTAGTAGATAAGTTTTTTCCAGACCCTGCACAAGCAGAGGCTGCTAAACTTAAACTCCTCGAGATGCAACAGACCGGGGAGCTTGCACAACTTAATGCGGATGTTTCTGAACAGCATGAACTAACCGACAGACTTAAAGCTGATATGGGTTCTGATTCATGGTTGTCCAAAAACATTCGCCCTCTTACATTGGTATTCATCCTAATCACTTACACAGTGTTTGGACTTATGTCTGCATGGGATGTTGAAGTAAATAACAACTACGTAGAACTCCTTGGACAATGGGGTATGCTTATTATGTCGTTCTATTTTGGTGGTCGCACTCTTGAAAAAGTTATGGGGATGAAGAAATGAATCTCTCTCCACACTTCACTTTAGAAGAGTTGACACACTCAGATGTTGGTGTTCGTAATGGGTGGAATAACACTCCATCAGATAAGGAGGTGGCAAATCTACGTCGATTGGCTGGCCTACTTGAGAAAGTTAAAGAAGCACTTGGTGGTAAGCCAGTAATGATAAATTCTGGTTTTCGTAATAAACAAGTGAATGATGCAGTGGGCAGTAAAGATACTAGTCAACATCGTATTGGTTGTGCAGCAGACATTCGTGTGCCGGGAATGACTCCTAAACAAGTTATCGGCACATGTATCCTTGCCAAACTTCCATACGATCAAATCATTTTAGAGTTTGATTCTTGGGTGCATATCAGTGTGCCTAACACTGAAACAGATGTTCCTAGGAACAAGGCACTAATTATCGACAAACTTGGAACAAGGAACTACTAATGAAACTAGTCATTGTTAAGTGGGAAGATGCTTGTGATGTAGATGCAGATGTTTGGGTGGTACACGACAATGACACTTTTGAATACACACCTTGTATGGTGTTTACTATTGGGGTGGTGTTGTATGACGGGCCTGAAGGAATCATCCTCACTAGCAGTGTTATTGAAGATGGTACTGTTGGTCGTAGGTTCAGATTCCGCGAGGGATGATACGTGAAGTAGAAGAGATAACAGAAAGGGTAGACAATGCCACTAAAGAAGGGGAGTAGTCAAAAGACAATCAGTGCAAACATTCGGATGGAAATGAAAAAGCATCCGCAAATGTCCAATAAACAAGCTGTAGCCATTGCTCTTAGTGCTGCAGGTAAAACTAAAAAGAAGAAAAAGAAGTGAAGCAGTTTGACTATTCCACAATAAAGGATAAGGTTGTTGACTCCTATGGACGAAGAGTTGTGCTATCTCTGTTTTCCGAATTCTCTAGAGGGGACTACACTCCCCTATGGAGTTTACGTAAAGATTGGAAACAGATATACGTTGACATTGCAGACCCCACAGAATATGAAACAGCCATGTGCCTTATTGGGAATTGGGAACACTACTCCCTCATCCGCAACCATCCAAAGATTAAACCAATAATGGATGAGTGGGCTGAAGAGGTGTCTATCAAACTTAAGAGTGCAGCATTTAGAAAACTTGAAAAACTATCTACAACTCCTAACGGCACTGCAGCAGCTAAATATATTAGTGAAGGGCAATTCTACGGAAAAGGCAAAAAAGCAAAGGAAATTTCCGAAGAAAAGCAAAGTAAAATTTCTGAGCGAATAAGCGAGGATATGGAGCGTCTTGGCCTATCAGTGATTAACGGAGTAAAGTAATGCCTTCATCTAAAAATTATAAACGAGATTATAAAGAGGAATATGAATCCTCTCAATCTAGTAGGAAAGAAAAAAAATCACGTGCTATGCGTAATGCTGCTCGTCGTGAATTGATGAAAGAGGGTAGAGTAGAAAAGCATGATGGTAAAGATGTAGACCATAAAACACCCATTGCTAAAGGTGGTGGTAATAAGCGGTCTAATTTGCGAGTGCAGAGTAAGAGTGCCAATAGAAGTTTTAAACGTACAAAAAGTGCAAGGATGGCTTAATGGCTAAATTAACAGAGTCGGACAAGGCTCTAATACGAAAGGCTGCTGAAGATGACTTGTACACATTCATTAAACTCGTTGCTCCGCACCGTATTTTGGGTGCTGTACATGAAGAGTTATGTGCTTGGTGGCAACGACAAGATGCCAAAGATAACCAACTGGTACTACTTCCGAGGGATCACCAAAAGAGCGCACTAATTGCATACAGGGTAGCTCAACACATTACTAAATACCCTGAAATCACTGTCCTGTATGTAAGTGCTACAGCAGACTTGGCAGAGAAGCAGTTGAAGAGTATTAAAGACATTTTTACTAGTGATATTTATAGATACTACTGGCCTGAGATGGTGTATGAGAATGAAAACAAGCGTGAACGATGGGCAGTGGATGAGATAAGTGTTGACCATCCTAAACGTAAGCTAGAAGGTGTGCGAGATGCCACTGTAAAGGCCTGTGGCCTCACAGCTAACATGACTGGTCTACATTGTAACGTAGCAGTGATGGATGACGTTGTAGTGCCTTCTAATGCCTATACAGAGACTGGTAGGGAGTTGGTTAGGGCAACCTATTCACAACTCTCTTCCATTCAAACTACAGGGGCTAAAGAGTGGGTAGTGGGTACACGTTACCATCCTAAAGATTTATATTGCGACTTGATGGAAATGACTGAAACCTTCTTTGAGGAAGAGAAGGATGAAGATGTTGAGTTGCATGTGTACGAAGTGTTTGAACGTCAAGTAGAGACTAACGGTGAGTTTTTATGGCCTAAACAGCGTCGTAAAGATGGTAAAACTTTTGGCTTTGATGAGAGGGAATTGGCTAGAAAGAAGGCCAAATATTTGGACATTACGCAGTTTTATGCCCAATATTATAACAATCCCAATGCTGTTGAAACTCAATATATGAGTAAAGACAACTTCCAATGGTATGATCGGGAGAAGATTGAGAATGTAAGTGGTGTTTGGTACATTGGCGATAAGATGTTAAATGTCTATGCAGCTATAGACTTTGCATTTACAATGAATGCTAATAGTGACTACACTGCATTAGTTATTATTGGAATAGATGAAGATAATTACATCTACTTATTAGATATTGATAGATTTAAAACAAATAAAATAAGTGTAATGTACGAAAAGGTTGCTGCATCTTATAAGAAATGGAAGTTTAGAAAATTACGTGCAGAAGTTGTGCAAGCACAAGGAATGATTGTATCTCAGTTTAAGGATTTTATGAGAACTCAAAACATTCTATTTACTATTGAGGAATATCATCCTCCACGTAATATGAAAAAGCAAGAACGTATTAGTGCCATATTAGAACCACGTTATTCTAATAGATTAATGTGGCATTATAAAGGTGGTAACTGTCAAGTGTTAGAGGAGGAGTTGTTAATGTCCAACCCTGAACATGATGACGTTAAAGATGCTTTAGCAAGTGTGGTGGAAATAGCAAAACCACCAATGGCTTCACATAAGACATGGCGTAGAAAGAATGACAACGTGGTATATTCAAGTCGTTTCGGCGGCGTAGCTAGTTAGGAGAGATAATGCAAGATAATATTCAAATGAGTGAATACGAACCAGAATATTTAGCTGGTTACATTACAGACCATTGGGTACGATGGGACACTGCACGTGTACATTGGAAAGATGAGAAGAAGGAGTTGCGAGAGTATTTGTTTGCGACAGACACTCGTAAAACCGAGAATAAGAAACTCCCTTGGAAAAACTCCACTGTCACTCCAAAGCTCACTCAGATACGTGATAATTTGCATGCTAACTACATGGCTGCACTATTTCCATCTGAGGATTGGTTTATTTGGGAGAGTACAGAAAAGACAGATGACATTGCTAAGAAGCGCACAGCAATCATCAACTACATGAAAAATAAGTTGAAGGCTTCTAACTTTCAGTTGTTGGTAAGCAATCTTATTTATGACTACATTGATTATGGTAATGTATTTGTAGGCCATGAGTTTGTCAATGAAACAAAGAAAGATCAAGACACTGGTGATGTTATTAATCTTTACACTGGCCCTAAAGCCTTCCGTGTAAACCCTCTAGATGTAGTTATAAATCCGTTGTCTACATCTTTTGAAACCACTCCATTTATCCGTCGTATGCTTAAAAGTGTGGGGGATTTGATGAATGATGTGGAAACAAAACCCACTCTTGGATATAATAAGGCAGTGATTAATAAAGCTCTTGAAATGCGATCTTCCTATCGTGAAAATCCTGAAGAGATGAAACGCGATGGCCTCATTGTAGATGGTTTTGGTAGTTTGGAAGAATACATCAAATCCGATCTTGTAGAAATCATTGAGTATTGGGGTGATGTTTGGGATCGTGAATCTAACACCTACCATCGAGATGTTGTCATTACCATCATTGATAGGAAGTGGGTTCTTAGGAACAGGCCTAATAAGAGTTGGCTTGGCAATAAACCCTTCTTCCATTGTGGCTGGCGTTTGCGCCCTGATAACTTGTGGGCACAAGGCCCGTTGGATCAGTTGATGGGAATGCAATATCGAATCGACCATCTTGAAAACCTTAAGGCCGATGTGTTTGACCAGATTGCCTACCCTGTAGCCAAGATTAAAGGCATTACGGTGGAAGAGTTTGAGTTTGCCCCCGGCATTAACATCTTCTGTGGAGATGAGGGAGATGTTGAATTCCTTCGTCCTGATGCGACTGCCTTGCAAGCTGACATGCAGATTAATGAACTGATGAATCGCATGGAAGAGTTGGCAGGTGCTCCTAAACAAGCTATGGGTATTCGCACACCGGGAGAGAAAACCAAATACGAAGTGCAACAACTTGAGAATGCTGCTGGTCGTATTTTCCAAAGCAAGGTGTATTGGTTTGAGAAGAACATTCTTGAACCCCTGTTGAATAGTATGCTGGAAGAAAGTGTTCGTAACTTTGGGGCACTGGAACGCATTCGCACTACTGACCCTGAGTTTGGTGCAGAAATCTACATTGAAGTGACTAAAGACGATCTTAAAGGAAAAGGAGTGTTGTTTCCGATGGGTGCTCGTCATTTTGCTGAACAAGCTAAATTCATTCAAGAATTGAACACCACTATGCAAGCAGTGGCGGCTATGCCCACTGTAGCTGCACACTTTAGTGGTAAAGCTGTTGCTAAAGCACTTGAAGATGCTCTTGGTTGGAGTAGTTACAAGATTGTTAAAGATAATGCTATGGTGTTTGAACAAGCAGACACTCAACGTCTTATCAACCAAGTACAAGAGGATATGCAGGTTGAGCAACAAGTACCTGTAGATGGCCCTCCCAATATGGAGAACATGTAAATGCATATGTTGTTGAGTAAAAATCGACAAAAAAACACCTCTAAAGAAGAGTGGCAAAAGATGTGGGAGGGGATGGGTTATGGCCTTACCCCTCTGCATACAGCCTTAATGGAGATGAAGGAGTCAACTTTCAAGACCAAAACTGATGATTTTTCAATTCCTAACCATTATGCTTTACTAGCTTTTGAAGCAGGTAAGAGGGCTGCTTACCAAGAAGTAATTGATATGTTACCTGAAGGAGCAAAAACACCGTTTTAAATTGGACATTTTACTTGTTTTTTACTACTAATACATAACTGGAGTAATTTAATGACTGCTGACCAAGCTACAATTTTTCAGGGCGACCAGCCCCAAACATCTGCCACCCCTGACGGGCAGACAGGAACTACACCTCCTGCAACTCAGACCTCTGATATTGTCAGCGCCCTTGTAGGTGAGGGTAAGAAGTACAAAACATATGATGACTTGGCAAAGGGTTATATCAATGCCGATGGCTTCATCGAACAACTCAAGGCTGAAAACCGAGATTTGAAAGAGAAGGCCACTGCAGCTAAAACAGTCGATGATGTTTTGCAACGGTTGAATCAACAGCAGACTACACAGGA